CCCACAGTACTTTAGAGTACCGGTTCATACCAGGCAGGGTTGCAATAGGTGTATAAGACATAGCCATCTTAACGCCGTTAACACCTGTCTTGGGGAACATGAAGAACGGCTTGAGGATAGGAAGTTTGTTAATACCACGTGTCAACCACGTAGCAGTCTCATCATCCAGGTTAAGGGAAATCTCCCCAGCGGCATTCTTAGCAGCAGCATCAGTAAGATTACCTACAGCATCAAATGCTTCATCATAGGCCATCTTCTCAGCCTTAGCCAGTTGTTGAGCCAGCTCAGCTCCTTTATACCCGATACTAGAGATTTCATCCCATGCACGAGCACGAGCCATCTGAGAAGCTACAGTGGTCTGCACAAAGGAGTCAGCACTAATCATTGCGTTAGTGCCATACTTGAACCAGCGCCAGTTACCTAGGTCATACATAAACCGAGCAAAGCGGTACTGTGCAAGACGACCCCAGTTACCATCTTTCTCCCACACTTGCTCCATGTCAGCAAGGGTATCCCAAAGGTTTGGCTGATAGTCAGTCACAAGGTCTTCACGTGCTAGTTCACGGAAGTCCATCTGACCGTCATTACCCCATTTACCGTTATTCCAGGTACGCTTAAACGTATCCCAGGAATCAGCAAGGGCTCGTTTATTGGTCTGCCAGAAAGAACCATAGACATAGGTAGCCCTACGAAGGTCATCAACAGTATTACGTCCCATCAAGGCACCAATACCAGTACCAAGATATGCGTTGCTAGTACGTAAAGTAAGTGCAACAGTGTTACCAGTAATAGCTTTAAGAGCTGAGATACCAGACAGCATGTTGTTGTAACGAACTGCCCACACACCTTGTGCAAAGGCATTAAGACCTTCATCACCACTCTTCAGAAGGCCCATGGGGCTAAGTTGTTTAGCGCTCCACTTCATCAGCTTATCAAGCGTATCCACATCACCTTTAGACAGTGCAAAGGCATCAATCAAAGGTTGTGCAGCATCAGGACGTTCCGTAGCAATAGTACGGATCATATCCCGATAGCCTTGTGCTTGGAGGTTCTTCTCTTGTACCTTGAGATCGAACTGTTCAGTAATCTGCCTAATAGCAGACTCCTTGTCAGGTGCTTCTTTTAGGAACTTCTGCCAACGATCTTGGTTCTTAAGTGCCCAACCTGCGATGTACTTATTGAGGGCATACTCTTCCATAAGGAAGGCAAGCCGATCGCCAATCATCTCAGTGGTGCGGCTCAGATCAGCAATCTCAGGGAATGCCTTGTAACCCTCAGCAATATCAGCTACCTCACGTCCTACGGTATCCATAACACGAGCTGATGTTTCAGTAACAACTTGACCGATGTACTTATCAGTCAGCTCACGCATAGCATAGCCGATGGCCTCTGCCTGGACATCATTAACGTACTTAATAGAGCGACCATCAAGTAAGTTCTTAACATCACGGTTGTCAAGGAAAAGGTTCTTGAGATCAGATACCTTATCAGTACCGATGATGTCATTGTAGATCTTCCAAGCGGCATCACTCATTTGAGCTTTGGTATACCTAAATCCCTCAACGATTGCATCAAAGTCACCGGTAGCACGAGTACCTTCTGCTAGATCTTCTATGATATTACGAGAAACAGCATTGCCTTTACTAAGATCGTAATAGGCACGCTCAGAGAGGATAGGAGCAGGTGTACCACTAGACGTACCAAGCTTAATAGCTGTGGTGTCTGCCATGTTACGGGCAATGTTACCAGGAGGGATACTGAGAGTAGCCGTAGAGCCATCGGGGAACATGGTGGGAGTTACCATAGGATCAACGCCTGTAACCCCTTCAGGATCGTCTAGAAGGCGCCCCTTACCTACTTCATCTACCTGTGTATCCCTGCTGATCTGTTGACGCTCTACAAACGATTCTAGAGGGCTCTCAGTGAGACTTGTGTATCCCTTTTCGTTGTACTCTTTAGTTAGAACTGAAGCTTCAGTGTCAAGAGTTTTAAGTTGATCCTGCAGTTCACCGATAATATCTAATTGTGCTCTAAGTGTCTCTTGATCAAGGGCTGGCGTAGCAGCTACCTGATCTAGTTGTTGCTGTAGCTCCATCCGTTGAGTGTCAATCTCAGACAACCGAGTGGCAGTAGGAGCATCAGCGTTGACTAGCACTTCAGAGGACATGAACTCCTTAGCCGTGGTATCTTTAGGTTTGAACCAATCCATCACTCCACGGCCAGCAGCAGCAGAATAACCGATGATATCACCAACGATACTGATACCAGCAGATTCGTAGATGTTCTTCTGGCGACGTACTTCAGGAGGATCACTGTCCTTTACCACAAGAGCATCAGGAACAGGCAACCAAGGTGCTGCCTCTTTCACAATCGTCGATACTGTATCGCTCTCAGATTGATCACTGATAGCGTTGATAGCGACATCACCAGCAACGTTAATACCAAGAGCAGAAAGACCACGAGCAACAGGACTACCAGCCATGCCAGCAGTGCCTACACGTGATGCAGCACCAACACCAATACTAGGAACAAGGATAGAAGATACTTCCCTTACCTTTTGGAAAGCAGGGTTCTTGAACTTTGTCTTAGCATCCCAAGCATCATCAATCCATTCAGCACCTGGGATACGTCCGATAGCATCCATACCGAAGTCAATGATACCCATACCAGCTGCTCCAAGACCCTCAAGGGTACGTTGAGCATAGGTACCAAGATCTTCAGCTAAGGTAGCGTTAGGATCACCACTGCCATAAATGAAACCAGATCCACGATTGAGTGGTTGCTGTGGCTGTTGTTGACCACCACCAGTGAGTTGTTGAACGGCTTGCTGTTGAGGAGACTTAACAGGTTGCACATTACCAGCTGCTTTATTCTCAGCTGGTGTAGCCTCCTTGTACATTGTCTCAGGGGCTGTTTTAGGGCTATAAGCTGGAGCTGCCTGTTGCAAAGCTTGCTCTTCAGCAAGGGCTTCAGCTTCTAGGCGCTTCAGTTCTTCTTCATCTACATAAGGGGATTGTGTCATAAGGTTCTACCATGCAAGAAACTGAAACGCCGGCCATCCGGCAGTTGAATAACCAATTTATCTCCGTGTTGTGTACGAGATTTAGCTACAATACGTGCACCATTTTGTAGGTACACTTTAGAGCCCTTAGCTGTTCCGTAGTCAATACCGTGAGAACCACGCGCTACATGACCAGCAAAGGTATCAGTAATAGGAATACGGCTCAAAGGAACCCGTCCAAATTGAGGATCATCGACAACTACAAAGTTATCAAGTGCTTTAGCTGAGAACTCCCTAGCAAATTCATTAACAGGTGTGTTGGGGTTATCCTGTTGTTTAACGTCTAAGTGAGGACCAGTGGAAGTAGGTCCAATGTTGTCGGTAATGTAAGCAAGAGTTGGACGCATGAATGCTTGATTACGTGCAGGAGTAGTAGCAGGGTTGTACGGTTGATCTACATTAACACCCATCTGCTGCATCACTCGAATGATCTTACTAGGGTAGGCAGCCTCACCACCAGCATAACCACCAGCAGCAATGGCTTCAATAGCTTGACGTGGTGTCTTAGCCCTAGCAAGTCCAGGTGCATACCTTGGATCAGTCATGAGATTCATAAAGTCTTTAGCAGACTCAAGGGGAGAAGCGTAGTCCCTCCAATAGGAACCGTTCTTCATTGTACCTTGACCAGGCCGTGCTTTAATGTTAAAGACGTTGTTCTTACCACTGGTGTACTTACCCCATCCACTCTCTAGTGCCCACATAGCAGCCATTACCTGAGGGAACTTAAACCCAGATGCAGTACCAAGTGCCTGTACATCAGCATAGCCACTGTTGCCTGTACGAACAGTAGCAGGGGCATTACCGCTACCAATGATAGCAGTATTAAGACGGTCTTGAGTAAGAGGTTGATCTAAGATACGACGCAGTACAGGATCATTAATCTGGTTGAGTTGATCCCTGAACCCAGGCTTAATTTGTTGTTTAAGGCCAGCAGCCTTAAGTTGTGCATTAAGGATTTGAGTAGGACTCATACCAGGCACTGCTCTAGACAAATCAGTGTAAATCTGTGGGATAGAAATGGGCTTACCATTAGCAATGCGGTTATCAATATCCTTGAGAAGTGCAGGGCTAGCCAGGACTTCAGTATTGATTACATTACTGTTAGCACGTACCTTCTTAACAACCTCAGACGTAGTGATGACATTGATAGCAGCTGGAGCACCAGGATGCTTACCAGGCGTGAAAGCAGCGTAGAAGGCTTGTGTTTGTCCTGTCTTTGCTTGAGAAGAAGCAATAACAGCAAACGCACCCTTCTTCGCTTCAATAGCAGTTAGAAGATCCAGCCGTGCCTTACTAGCAGCAACAGCAGGCTCCATCGTCTTAGCGTACTGCTTGAACTTTTGGTTGTACAACTTAAGTGCATAGTCAGAAGCACCACGCAGACTGTAGTGAGCAGAACGGTTAGTACTATCACCAATCAAGTTTTGCTCAAGCGCTTTAGAAAGCTCAGCTTTGATCGTCTCTTGTTTAATACCAGAATCAGAGCGTTGTTGATCTAACTGCTGTGCACGTGTACGCCATGTCTCGCGTACTTCAATCGGTACACCAGGTTGATCCACATCATCAGCAGTAAGCGTGCCTTGCTCGTATTGTTCACGGAACTGTTTAGTCCAGAAGTCAGCATTCTGTTGCTCAGTAGTGAAGGCAAGGTATGCTTTAAGGCGATCAGTGTTAATACCTTTTGTTGCCGACTCTTTGATAATAGCTTGGAGGGTTTCTTCATTGGGATTGTTGTTCTTCACCCAATCAAGCAACTGATCCTCTTGACGCTTGTTCTCACGACGCTCTTGAGCTTCAATGAGCTGGAATTCAGATTCTTGATCTTTTTGTCGTGCATTCCTCAGGTCATCAACACGACGAGGGAATCGGTCATACCAACTACCTTGATCTGTCTGAGCCTCCTTAAGCATACGCTCAACGTCAGCGTCTGAGTAACGAGTAGTATCACCTAGTTCCTTAAATGTAGCATCTAGTGCTTCTGCATTACCAACAGGTGTTACACCGTCTTCCCTGTAGCTGCGTGCAGTAGTCCTGAATGCCTCAGTAAGGCTTTCTCCAGTTTTAGTACGAGACATACCACTAAAGGCATCTTCACGCATCATGGAGGACTTGTTAACGACATCTGACTTCCTAGCTGATTCAATGAATGAGTTATAGGTTCCCCTCATCTTCATGAGAGCAGGTGCCATAAAATCAGCACTCAACCCAAAAACACCATTCTCTTTCAGGAAGTCACCAAAGAGACCTTGCATAGCTGCAGTACGATCAGCTGCGGTAACAGCTCCCATCTCATCTAACTTAGATTGAGCATAGGCTGGGAACTCAGCAGTGATGATCTCCATGTGTGCCTTAAGGCGACCGTAGTCTCGTGCCTTATTGCCACTAAGGAGACTAGTAACAACAGTAGGGTCCAGTCCTCTAGCTTGATATCCCTCAGCGATTTGATCTTGTGCCTCACCACTTTGCTTAAGCAGTGATTCAACGTTAGCTACTGATTGTTGGCGTTGAGGGGAAAGGCCACCAGTGGCAACCTCCATATAACCAGCTAACATATCAGACTCATCTTTAGCCTTACGGTATTCAGTCAGACCTTCACTGAGTGTAGTACTGAATTTAGAAAGACTTTCAAAGACAGCTTCTGCGTTCTTACCACGTTGTAGCTCACTTTGGATTAGTGTTTGAGCGTTCTTACCAATAGCTTCTTGACGCTTCTCAGCAAGCTTACGCTCCCACTGATAGTTTTGATCACGATCACGTGCTTCGATACTTAGCTTGCGCTCAAGACCTGCACCATATTCGTCTCTAACCTGTTTAATCTCCCTACGGTTTTCCTCCATACCACGTATGATACGGTTGTCACGTTCTTGCATTCGAGCAAGACCTTCCGTAGGTGCTTTAATAGGATCGAAACCTATACTCCGGGCGTACCCTCTGTAACTTACTTGATCCATTTCATTTAACGGTTTAATGGATTACCACCAAAAGTTAATCCTGTTGTATCTATACTAAAATTGTACTTACTTCCAGAGCTTCCAATTGCACCAGCAATGCTACTCAACCCTTGAGTTGCTGCTCCCATCCATGCACCAGCAGAAGATGCCATAGCACCTTTAACAGGCTTAGGACCGAAGTCAAACGCTTTAGGCTTACGTGGTTTGAGATACTCAGCACGCGGTGTAACAAGAGGTTTGGGAGGTTGAGGAAGACGATCGGGACGAAGCATACGATTAGCTTCTGCAGCAAGATCAGCACCAAACTTATCGGTAGCAATCTTACGTATAGCAGACTCTGTATCAGCCTTAGCACTCAGCAGTGATTCAGCTAGGATAGCTTGATTACGGCCAAGGGCTGCAAACTCAGCTTGCTCCAATTTCTCTGCACTTCTACCTTGCTGACCTTTAACAGCAGAAACACCTTCTGACTGTAAAGCCTTGATAACAATGTCTTGGTTCTGGAATGCCAGCTCCTTCATTGTATCTTCTAGTTTACGGTACTCAGCTTCATTAGCAGCGGCTTGTGCCATCTGGTTAAATGTAAGCTGTTGACCGTAGATCTTTTCAGACTTGGCATACTGCTTCATCTGAGAAGCATACTCAAAGTCTTGGATCTTTAGATTATACTGCCAATCTTGAAGATTAGTGGCATCCTTGAAGGCGGCAAGTGTCTCCTCATTCTTCTCATTAAGGCGCCATTGCTTTACGCTGTGACGCCAGTCCGCCTTGGTGCTACGTTTATTATAATTCCAAGCTTGGATATTGTACTTATGTTGTCTTTCAATAGCTGCATTTTGGGCATCAGCCTCAGCTTGCCCAGATAAGCCACCAAAGATGGCACTACCAATTCCGAGGATTGCGCTAATTGGATCCATCACTAAGACCTCCTATAGAAGCCAGGTGAGTATTGTCCTTCCCACTGCATAGACACAAGACTAACGGGGAACGGAGTATTTGAAGTTACTTTCATTGTATAGTTGTCTGGTCTTTGATAGATAGGAACTTTATACACATATGTATCACGGAATGGTGAAGTGTTAGATATGTAAAAATCTGCTACTTGTGCACCACCTATACTAGCCCACTCTGGTCTGCTGCGATCTCTAATACTAAAGTAAACATCACCACCAAGTCCAGTATAGAATGCCATACGAGAAGTAGTAGTAACAGCAGTGAAGTCAACACCAGCTTGACCCATGTTATAGTAGTACCTTGGTAGTGTTAGCTCCATGTTGTACTCATAGCCAACATAGATATAGTTACCAGTAACATCACCAGGAATAGTAAAGTAAGTACCACCACCATCAGATGCAAGAGTTGCTACATTAGTATAGCCAGACTGTGTGCCAGGACTACCAGCTTTCAGTAGACCAACAACAAACCTGATGGTCTTAGTGGTGTTGAAGTATGTTGGTAGATATACCTTGGTTAGGGAAGTAGTGTTACTGTAGCTAGGTGCCGTAGGTGGAGTTGGTGATACCATGGTGGCGTCTGTTACCTCACACCATGAATCAAGGTGAGGATCAACAGTATTGCCAAGGCTATTGATAAGTCCACCAGTGCTAGGAGCTAGTACCAACTTGTACTGAGTAACAGTATAGCCCTCTGTACCACTAGTTAATACATAAAGAATATCGTTTTGAATAGCTGTATGGATAACGTTGGAAGGCAGCAACCACCGAACCCATGAGGCCATAGCACGCTCGTCTCCTAGGTCGTAGAACCTATGCAGGTACATATAGGTAGAAGTCCTGTTGGAGGCAATCCACAGGCCATTCTGGGCGCTTCCTACGGCATCTGTGATACCTTGTGGCATCCACTCTGGAACTATCTTAGTGGTTTCAGAAACTGTCGGTGTCTCTCGTTGACCTCTAACAAAGATCTCAAATGCCCTAGACCAGCTTTGGTTACGGCTGACATACAGTACAGTAGAGCCTAAGTCAACGGGCTTCAGGTAACGGTCACACTCGTAGTTGGCGATAGTGCTAATTGTACAGTTAGCTGGTGTCCATGCACCATTCTCAGCTTCCATCAAAAACTGCTGACTATCACTAAACAACAGCAGACCTTGAGTAACTGGTACAACTGAACGTACAATAGCTGGTTTAATACTAGCACAGCTAAGATCAATAGGATCAGAAGCGGCAACAGTAGTAGCTGATTTGTGGTAGAAGTTATAATAATCTCCAGCTTGTGACATGGAGACATTATCCTCTGTCAGGAAGCCAAGCCTGTTATTAAAGAGGAAGATATCCTGAATAGTGTTATTAACGAATGATGGATGGGTATTAGACTCCTCATCACCGACAAGCCGTGGCTCCCATAGCAATGGAAGGTTATTAATGGTCTCTGAGCCGTCCAAGAAAGTGGCTCTAAAGGTTAATGGGCTAACACTAGTACGGATCAACGCAACAGGCATTGTAGCTTCATTGATTCCAGTACTTACGTTCGGTGCAACCGTCTCTTCCCAATAACCCTTACCACTGTTCCCATCATCAGCAATAAACTTCAGATAGAAGTCATCCTGACTAGCTGTGGTATTGTTAATTTTAACAACTTGGTTGTGCTTAGCTTGTTCTGGCAGTCGTGAGAATGTATCGACTGAATCCTGAAAGACACGTAAGTCTTTACCAGTACCACCAGCAAATCCAGATACATTAGTATCAGAGCTAAAGGTTAAATAGATGGTATTGTCAATAATAGTTTTGGTGGCAAATCCACTAGTGATGGCATTAGAGATGCCAGTCATAACTGTGGAGATTAGGAGCTTACCAGAGTTAGACGATGGTGCTGTGTAAGTGAAAGTAGAGCCACCAATGGTTACACTATACACATTGTCGTGCTCGATACCAGAGACTATAATCGTAGCTTGCCTCTTGGCATTCCAGCTGGGAGCCGCCTTAGCAGTAACAACTTTCTCACTATTGACGATATAGGTGAAGTCGTTAATAGTAAGAGTTTTGATGCTGCGGTAATCAGTAGCGGTTAGATAGCTCTCAATAGCTGCTTGCTTACCAGACGGGTAAGTGATAGTACCAGCCAATCCAGTTAATAAGTTCCATACCCTAGGTACACCAGCAGATGAGATAGTAGCAATATACTTCTCCTGGTTATCCCTAAACATACTAAACCAAGCTGCTGTGTTAGCTGTGTTAGCAGTTATGCTAGCCAAACGACCCAAAAACTTACCTCCAGGCCGCTTGAGCATACCAAGGGTAATATCAGGGTAGCAGTTCAAGGCATCCTTAACCTGACCCAACAGCATCTTCTCATCAGCCTGTTGGGAGACACCACCAATGAAATTAGGTATACGTTGAGATACTGAAGTCATCGTGCAAGAGCCTTAAATGGTTTGTAGCTGTTGTAGAATCCATCACCTTGCTTGAAACCAAACATAGTGTAATCACCTTCATTGCACTCATACTCAAGGCAGTTAGACCTACGCCATGTTTCAAATGAAGCCAAAGCTTGGGTAAGGTTAACATCACCAATTAAACGAATAGCACAACGTGTGGCAGCTCGTGATGTGATATAGTCCCTAAATACTTGAGGGAGATCAATGAAGTCATAATACCAGACAACATCTACATCGTATGTCTTAGTGGTATCCCATACATCAGTATGACCAATCTTATCATACAACCTACCGTTACGGATGACGGTATCATAGCTACTATTAGCTACATTATCACTAAGATCAATCTGTAGCATACTACCAGTCATTGATAGGTAGCCGTTAGTATCAGGAGTAAGTGGGTACTCAACCTCTCGGTTAAATGTCCACCCCTCTGCCTGTACCTCCCGAGAGACTTGCATTAAGGTCTCATAAGCAATTGCAACTTCCGGGTTGATTACAGCTTCGACAGTAGATCCATCCTCATAAGTGATGGTCTGTGCCTCGATGGTGGTAACAGGCGCCTGACCAATAGACGCCAGAATTTCATTAACAGCTTGTAGCTCAGCCTGAGCGTTATTGGTATACGGCATAATGATGACGTTATATAAGAATTAAAAAAAAGGGATCCCGAAGGACCCCCATATAAAGCAAATTAAGCAGCAGTACGGCTAGCGTCAAGTGCCGGAGAATCCGACTCAACACCAGAGTAAGCAGTACGAAGACACTGAGTCTCCGAGAACACAGCAGAAGCGGTGCTAGTGCCGTGAGTGCGTGCTACAGAGCGACGAACAGCGTGGTTGTCAGAGACAGCCAGGTTACCATTGTCAGCATAGGTAGAACCATATGCGCCAGTTACGGTGCGGGTAGCGAAGTTAACGTTACCAGCAACACCGTTACCACCAGCAGCAGTAGAAAGATTAGCCATTAGATAGTACCTCAGTTGGTATAAGAAACAGTGTCAACACGGAAGGTTGCACTAGTGGTGCCAGCAACGGACAGCACATCACCAACACGATAACCATCACCACCAGCAGCTACAGTCTGACCATCAACCACACCATCAGTGACAGTAGTAGTAAGAGTACAGCCGGTGCCGTTGATGTTATCATCAGTGGTGGCTTTAGTGCCAGCAGTTTGACCTGTGCCACCACCAAGGCGAGTTACGGTAACAACCGTACCACCTTCACGACCAGGCTCAATAGGAGGACGCATGTAGGCAGTTTCACTAGTAGTGACACCTACACCGTCAACAAGTGCGAATCCCATTAGCTTTCTCCTTTATCAGGAGCGAGCCGACTGCAGCTCAATAGCAGCAGCGGGGTTCAGGGTACCGCAGCCCATAGCCAGACGACCAACGATCAGGTCACCCTGGTACATCACAGACACATCACCAGAGGTGGTCTGCACGGAGGGAGCAATAGCTTCCACAACACCAGCAGCATCCTTGTAGTAGATCAGACCACAGTGGGTGCTGAAGTTACCGGAGTAGTCGTTGTTCTCACCGTTGACGGAAGACACGTTACCAGCCAGGAAGGGCAGGTTGTTGGAACGCTTGATGGAGATACCAGCGATCTCATACAGGCCCTCACCGCTGTTCAGGTTACCTTGGCTGTTGCCATAGTCACGGTTGAGGATATTCGAATCGACCTGCGACACGAGTGCATAGTACTGACGCGGGGACAGCACAGCGGTACGACCTTGCTTAGGCAGGTTCTTCTCATCGAGAATAGAAGCAGCCTCGAAGAAGGCGTCAACCAGTGCTTGAGCATCATACTCTTTGTTAGCACCGAGTTGGATCACAGAACCGCCGGGCTCAGGGCCAGGAGCAGCAGTGATGGGGTGAGCTTCACGAGCAGCCTTAGCGATCTGACGGAAGATCTTCTTGTCATATGCCTCAGCGAGAGCATAACCGATCTTCTTAGCGATCTCAGAACGCAGGGAGTAGTGAGCCAGAGTCTCATCCAAATCGTACACGAATGCACTGGAGATGAGAAGGTCGTCACAGACGATGGTCTTCTCTGCCACCGGGGGATCACCACTACCCAGGATCGGGGTGCCAGGCTCGTGGTAAGCCGCTTCCATGCGGCCGGTGAAGATGAACTGCATGGCTTTGCCGTTCTTCAGAGTACGGCTCTGCACAGTGCCTTTGGCGATAGTAGCGCCTTCATAGGCTTTGAACATCTCGCCAGAGAACAGTTTCAGATAGGTAGCGTACTTGGTATCATAAGCAGTACCAAGAGCAAGAGGGGTCGAACTAGTGTTATTAATCCGACCTACAGGAGTTACAAGAGTGTTAGCCACAATAGTTTAAGAGAGAGTTGTTTACGTAGTCCTCTCTAAGCGCTTAGAATTTTTGTTGTCATTTTTTTGATGTCGTCTCTCCGACTGTCATGACTAAGGGTATCGGTCGTAACCGGCCTCAGCCAAAGAAAAGGAGGTCCTACTCTGAGGTGCCTCCAATCCAATTAGGTCCAGGCGGCAAGCGTACCAGCTTGTACCTTAGTACCTTTAGGGCTCATCTCAGTGAGCGTTTGATTAGCCTCACCATAGGCAGTTGCAAAAGCAGCAGAACCCGCAGTAGGGGTTACATACTGCACAGCAGCTACAGAGGAGACTTTAGGATCAAAACCAGTTGCTTGTGCCATGATTAACCAATGATAGGTGCGGTGTGTGTAGCAAGGTCAAGTGGGAAGTTGTGAGCATTACGTTCATGCATCACTTCAAAACCGAGACCAGCTCGATTAAGAATGTCAGCCCAAGTGTTGATTACCTTCCCTTCAGAGCTGACAAGGCTTTGGTTAAAGTTGAAACCATTAAGATTGAAAGCCATGGTCGAAACGCCCAGAGCAGCAAACCAAATCCCAACAACAGGCCAAGCAGCAAGGAAAAAGTGGAGACTACGTGAGTTGTTAAAGCTTGCATATTGGAAGATCAGACGTCCAAAATAACCATGAGCGGCAACGATGTTATACGTCTCCTCTTCTTGACCAAACTTGTATCCATAGTTCTGCGATACTTCCTCAGTTGTTTCACGAATCAAAGACGAAGTGACAAGACTTCCATGCATCGCACTAAAGAGTGATCCGCCGAACACACCTGCAACACCAAGCATATGGAAGGGATGCATGAGAATGTTGTGTTCAGCTTGGAAGACAAGCATGTAGTTGAACGTCCCTGAAATACCGAGAGGCATAGCATCAGAGAACGATCCCTGCCCAAAGGGATAGACCAAGAACACTGCCGTAGCGGCAGCAACGGGTGCGGAGTATGCGACAAAGATCCAGGGCCTCATCCCTAGTCGATAGCTAAGTTCCCACTCTCGTCCCATGTAAGCATAGATGCCAATGAGGAAGTGGAACACTGTGAGTTGGAACGGACCCCCATTGTAGAGCCATTCATCAAGTGAATTAGCTTCCCAAATTGGGTAGAAGTGTAGTCCGATGGCATTGCTGCTCGGAACGACGGCTCCCGATATGATGTTGTTTCCATACATTAAACTCCCAGCAACGGGCTCTCGGATGCCATCAATATCGACAGGGGGAGCCGCAATGAATGCAATGATAAAACATGTAGCAGCGGCCAACAGGGTTGGAATCATGAGGACTCCAAAGTGGCCGATATAAAGACGGTTGTCTGTGCTGGTTACCCAGTTTAAATAAGAGTCCCAGGGATTAACCTGAGACTTAGGTGCTGCAATAGCAGTAGTCATGAAGTTAGTTAAGACGTGTTACTTTAACTCGCCCAACTCCAGAGGCAGTGAGACCGATAGTATCAGCCGCACCTTTACTGAGATCAAGTCCCCTACCATATACGTAGGGTCCCCGATCATTGACCGTCACCACGGCACACCTCTTAAGACATACACGAAGTCGTGTGCCAAAGGGGAGTGTCTTGTGCGCTGCAGTAAGGCCGTTTTGATCATATCTAGCACCACTAGCTGTAAGGCTTCCGTTGAATCCGGGGCCGTACCAGCTGGTGATCACTGACAGAGTAGTTAGAAGAGGGATCATAATAAGATAGCGAGGAACATTTATATTTCCATCTACTCATTAAGGCTCAGCACTACTCGCTAGGGGCCAAGCCTCTCTAGTCAGTTACTTCTTTTTAGCTGTTTTAGCTGCTTTCTTAAATTGAGCAGCAGTAGGAGCACCAGGTGAACCAGGCTTCCTCATCTTCTCATTAGAACCAGCTTTGATGCGCATACGCTTATCACGAATGTTAGCGTACAAACCAGGCTTAGCCATTTAACACTTCCACTTACGTAGGGCTAGAGCTTTGCGAGTAGGTCTACCCTTCTCGTCTTTCATCGGTCCCTTCACACCACCCATACGGGCACAGAAGGAACGCTTACGTGGTCCCCCTTCAGGCTGTGGAGCCTTTAGGTTAGAGCCAGTAGCCTTGTTATATTTAGCACGACCGGCAGCCGTTAGGCCACCAGTGCGTGATTTATGGACACCAATCTTTAAGCTGACGTTACTTTTTCTTTGTGCCATTTCCTTTATGGCCCTTCTTACCGCAAGACATTAAAATACTCCAGGAATGATTTGACCAGTTACGATATAAGCGCCAATAGCAGCCACAAAGCCAAGCATAGCAAGGCGACCATTGAGGAGTTCAGCACGTTCGTTATGAGGCACAGTGTAGGATTCGTCGGTGTACATGGTGGGTTCTTTAGCGAAGATGTTAGTGTCGTTCATCAAAATTGAATGTTGGAGCGTTCTAGTTTATCTGCTACATCAGCACGATAGGCTGGATCCTTATCGTAACGAGGGTCGCTCATTGCTGCCACTAGTTCAGCTTGCGAACGGAAGGCATCACCAGAATTGCGAGGAGCATTACCAGTAAGCATCTCACCGTCATAACCAACAGCATCTTGATAACGTGCATTCAATGCTTGTGCAGCAAAGAACATAGCAAGAGGATCACCACGATCCATAACAGCATCATACATAGCCACCTCTTGCTCAGATAGATTTTGACCAGCCCATTGAATCATGTTCTGGTACTCTTCATTGCCACCAACTGACTCTTGAATCTGTTCGATATCAGCAGAAGTAGCTTGAGGAGTTTGAGTAGAGCCTGCCTTTTCAAGGAACATGTTAGCCACATCAACTGGGTTCATGCTCTCTACTTGATTGACAACTTCAGGGTCCCACTCACCAGTGCGGTAGGACTCCATGATAGTATCATAGAGATCAGACTCTTTCCCCTCTTCGGGTGGTACCTCCTCTTGCACCTCTTCAGTAGTCTCCTCTACCTCAGGCTCTTCCTTACCACTGAGACGTTTCTGTAGCTCAAGGTAGCCACGCTCCAACTCCTCTGCTGACTTATACTTACCAGCTAGTAGTTGTTGCTCTTGTTGTGCCAGTTGCTCACCAACTTGCAGTGAATCAAGCTCTTCAGCAGAGAACTCACCCTCTGCTTGCTCATACGGATTAAGTGTAATTTCGTTTGCCATTTGCTGTGATAACGGTTAGATTTCCAAGACCTACAGTCTTAACGAAATCGGGGGAACGACCGATGGTGGGTTCACCTACCTTAGTGCGCTTCATGTAAGGAGCAGCTTCAGTAGGTTGATCATCAACTGTGTCAACCGAAGGGACTTCCTCCGGGGATGTTGCTTTCTTGCTCGATCTCTGGGATCTCGTTGGTGTTTGTTTGTTCATTTGATCCATTCAATAGTTGTGGATTCTTTGTAGGATCCATCAGTGGAGCTTTAGCCATGTTAGGTGCTTGCTTGAGTCGCTCCATCTCCATAGCTTGCTGTTGAACAGCCTGCTGTTCTTGTTGTACTTGACTCATGGACTTAACCAGGTTCAGTACATTAATACCTTGAGCAGCAGCAAGACGTTTTACAGCCTCATCTACATTAAGGTAGGTACCCAGTGCTTCAGGCCCAAGTGTTTGAGCAATGATAGTAAAGAACTGAGTCAGTGATTCCCTATCCTGCCCCCTACCAAGTGCATTGATACCAGCCACAATAGTAGGACGTACGAGGTCCTTAGGAATACGTGGGATGTCTTGGTTCTTCTGTAGAACAGAAAGTTTGCGGTTCAGATAAGGTACAAGGAACTCAACGGTAAGTAGCGAGAATAGGCCACCGAGTTGTTGTTCCAATTCCATCTGAGTCATACGTACTTCTTCAGCAGTAGTACGCTCACTGTTCCTAACATTAAGAATTAGGAATGCTTCACTAAGGCGACGCTCCAGTACACTAGCCATCTCCATAGCAGTTTTGAAGTCAGCTGTCTTGCCAACTTGTACAACAGAGATGTCATCAGGACGACCCTGAATGATGGCTCCGTTGCCCGCAGCAGAGAGTGTCTGAGGTTTGGTAGTACTAGAGGGGGATACGGTAAAGACGACCTTAGCAGCGACTGCAGAGCCCTCTACGAGTGCTTGCATGAGAGCTTCCAAGGAACGGAGATCACCGAGGAACTCCTCTACCCTACCACGTCCAAACGGTTCACCATCTACTACATTGAATCGAAGCACTAACCAAGGGTTTGCATCAAGTGGTGCCTTACCTTGGGAGCCAGGAATGATCTTATCGAATACTTCCTGGTGCCATACCATGCGGTTATTGTCCCGCCTTACATGTGTGTAAACATCTACGTCCTCTTCATTATCAGCTCCATCCTCACCAGGTGAGTTAACAGGAAGACTAGTGTTAATGAGAGGTGCAAGTAGTTTACGACTGATGCGTTCACGTGTAACGATCTCTAGGATGTCACCGTTGCCATCTCTATCTACGACATAGCGATTCAATGGATACAGCTTCAGTCCTTTAGGACCCATGTAGATCAACGCGTTACCACCAACCACGAGATGCTTAAGAGCTTGGTGTACAGTAACTCGATCACTCGATGCTGCAATAATTTCCATGACAGACCTCTCCATCTTAGCGAAGGAGGCATCAAGGTCTGATCGTGCTTCTGCTGGAAGATCCACACCGATTTTTGAATCATCAATCTGTAGCTTAAAGAAGCTGGTTTGAGGAGGAAGTAGCGCAAGCATTAATTTGGATGCAAGAGTTACTACACCTTTAGCGCCAACGCTTTGCCATGGTGTGATCAACTTTAGATTAGTTGAACGTCCTACATCATCATCCTGTTGAATGAGAGTAGGAAGAGTCAACTGGGAGCACTGTACAGCTGTGTCTAGAAACGTGGAACGATACTTACTTAGATAATCGTATCTTGTTTTAGCTGACATTTATTAAATTCCTAGTACGTTTCTTGTTGGAGCTACTCGGTTTGATGCGAGGCCTTGTGCACTACGGCCGGCACGTTTACGGCTACTACGTGCAGTCTTAAATCCTGTTGCCCAACTAGCTAGATCCAAAGGAGAGCCTGGCATGTTGATATTGATATCCTGTTTGGTCTCTTCCTCTTTAGGGATGTCCTCAACAGTCGGTGGGATGATATCATTAATCCCATCAGTGCCATCACCGCCACCAACAGTGCTGGTGTCGCCTGGAGCAGCTTCAGTCTTAGGCATAAATCGCTCAGGTACTTGGTATTGTTTACCCATACCTCTAACTGTCTGTCTACCGCTAGGCATAAGATCCATACCACGTGCTAGGAGAGTAGGAGCTACACCAGGAGTAAACATCTGTTGTCCACTTTGAGGATTGATGTACCCTCCACTACCAACACTACCCAACATACCTTGCAATGCCTTACCAATAGCTCCCTTACCAAAATCAACTGTAGGAGACCAGCGACCTTTCGGAGGAGCCTTACTAGCTTGATTGATGAGCAGGTTAGCAGCTCCAGACCTGAGATTGATACCGGTTTTATCGTTAGCCCTTAGCTTAGCATTAACTGCATCAAGATTTTGGATTACTTTACCTGAATCCATCTTGGATGCATTCATGATGGTATTGAGTTCTCCCCTTGTAATACCACCATCACCGCCAGCGATCCTCAAACCTTGGCCAACACCTTTGACTTCAGGTGCAGGGGTAGACGCAGGTTTGGCGGTAGCTGGAGCAGCGGCTGCCGGACTAGGCGACATAGCTGCTGCTGTACGGGAGTTAGGATTTGATGCAGCGAAAGCCCGCATAACCGCTTGACTAGGGCCTCTTGCTGGAGCCGGATTAGACCTAGCTGGGGCTGATTGTTTTCCTTTAGCCATTGTTCTCTTCGTTGAGTTGGTGTTGAATCCACTCGACCACAGAACGTTGGCCAGAGCGGTACATAATTAATGAGTGTGAGTCATCCGGGTGGGGATTAAGTGGTGGGAAGTTCTCCTCTAGTTGTGTTAGAAGAGAAGTAAGCTGGAGACCATGCGTCTCAAGCGTATTGAGGAAGATTGGGGTTGGCATGTTCAAAGAACGCTGGCATACGTGCACGCTTTGTATCAGAAAGCTCAGGAGCCTTCCCTTCATACATCAAGCGATCGCTTGCATCCAGCCAAAATTTTTTGTCCAGATATTTATTAGTAGACGCTTTCAAAGGTGTCATAACCCAATTGATAGTCGCCTTACGTAGCTTGTCAAGAGATGGGCTGATTTCCAACCCCATCTCCTTACACACAAGACTGTTGGCTGCTACATGGACTTGCTCATCTCGGCTGATGTCAGCGGATACGGTCCTGAGACCAGCGTCACCATTAAAGCGGAAGAAGGGGAGTAGTACGAAGAAGATTGCACGCTCGGCAACCAGTGCTTTAAGGACTGTGTGATCAGGATGCGCCGTCCACGCATCTCTGAGTCGCTTTGCTTCGGCTTCAGCAGTTTCGTCAACACCCAAAGCATTGGCGATGTAACCGAGAGCCAGGTCGTGGTTTTCTTCGTCTTTGACATTAGATCGGAGCAGGTCTGCCGATAGGCTTGGAATTTCACCAAGGGCATCTTGAATGAAGCTACCAACGGGGAGTTCCATGTGTCGCATAGCGAGCGCACGGTAGATCGTTTCTTCGGCACCATCACGAATAGTTCCAGCAGTTGTTTGAACAGGAGTCCAGGTACGCTTACGTTGTTGTAGTTTTTGATAAGGGTTCATTCGCCGCAATTACAATCAGGAGCAGGATCGTTTAGAATAGACTCCAGGTAATCATCGACTTCAGCTTCATCCAGTGCTGCATATGCGCTGGATTTATCCTGAACGTCTCCCATCACTTGGAGTGAGTAGTAAAGAGATGTTTGGGGGCTATCCAGCCACTCCTCAATGAATTGCTCATCATAGGTGATCATATCAGACCAGCTATTGAATGAGTAACCATGAAGAAGACCCGTCTTATCGAGCATACGGACAATCTCATCCGCAACTCGCTTGTAGTTCTCCCAGCCAACTTCAGAGGCGATCTCTACATCACCATAGTCAAAGCTCTGGACGCCAAAGGTACCGCTATCACGGTCTACTTGACGGGCAATAGGAGGAGCGATCTCAGGACAGGTAGTATATCCATCCAGGTCCTTATAGCGATAGCTGCAAGATGCCGTAGGTGCAATAGCAAAAGCCCGGTCCATCTTGTTGATACGGGCGGTATGTGCTGCTGCAGTGACACCAGCATTGATCTCAGCTGCAAGGATATGAGCAGGTGTTTGTGCCATCTGCCCATCGTTGATATCCTTCAGTGCTTTACCAAACACTTCATAAGTGATACCATAACGCCTCAGAAGGTTGGCGAGTCCCAGCAATCCGAGACCGACTTGGCGATCCGTGCTTGAAGGCAGATATTCCCCGCTTTCTCCAACATTTGTTTTGCCGTGAAGTGAGCACAGTTCGGACATTCCGTGGACGAACGCACCTTGAATGTCATTGAGTTCACATCCGCCGAGGTTGACATGTTGAAGTAAACAGGTGCCCCGTGAGGGCAGGTATACTTCCAAGCATACGTTACCCCTGATTCGATTTCCATTTTTGTCTACCTTTGTTTTGTTGAGCCAGATGTCACCTTTACGGATACCATCTAGAAGTGCTTCTTTGACTTCAGATGTAGTAGTTTCCCACCAATGCTTGTTAATGTTAACGCAACGCTTAACCCAAGGAAGCTCAGCCCTAGAAGCAGTAATAAACTCAAGCACGTCAGGGTGGTTAAGGTCCAAGTGGAGAACCACAGCGCCATTCTTGTAAACACCCCCACGTCGAAGGATCTCGTTTAGCGTTGAGTAGATCTTGGCAAAAGATACGGGGCCTGATGCAACCAAGCCTTTATCATTCTCCTCTCCTCGGGGCCGGAGTTTAGATAGATGGACTGCAACTCCCGCTCCATAGCGCAGAGCGTGCGAAACAAATCGCCAAGATGCTTCGATTCCATTGGGACCCTCCATGGTGTCCTCTACTACGAATACGGTGCACGACACAGGAAGTCGTGAGGTGGGATCGTCGATCCAAGATTGAACGCGCCCAGTACGGGCAATGAGGTCAGTGGACATATCAGACAAGATCACTAAGGTTTGGTGGTTGATAGTTAGGACCCTTGAGGACTTTACCATCCTCTCGGTAAACAGGTTCTCCGTCCTCCCCAAGCTTACTCATATTGCTTCGGTGGACACGGTTGAGAGCTTCATCAAGATCCCAACCAAGGTTCTCTGCATATTGATAGCAGACGTAGACAAGATCAGCTAACTCTTTCAGGCAATCAGTAGCGTTAATGGTGAAGCCCAGTAGCAGCTGGTTCTCAGCGTCAAGGAACTCTTTAAACTCCTCAACGATCAAAGTCCGCTGCATAGTCCGTGAAGCTGGACTCGTACTGTTCTTGACCTGGAAACTTTTCCTGAACTCCTTTGATTGGACGCTGATGAATGACTTCGCTTTCAAGCTCATTTTGAAGATAGTGGATTGCTTTTTTAAGATCCTCTACTTTGCTGTCCTTATAGCCAGCACGGCAGATGTATTTAATGGCATTGCCAAGGTGGAAGTTCAGTCCTTGATCTCGGATGAAATCCCAAACTTGAATTGATCCCCGCTTGTAGTAGTTGGGACCTGTGGAATTTGAGTCGGCCATTTCTTGACTAGATTGGATACTGTGTTGCAGAGAGTAAAGTTTTGGCGTTGTAAAGCCATGAAGATAGTGATTACATCTTCTAGCTTTGTCTCAGGATCACGCAG